GCTAGTTCTCTTACAAAACCACCACCACTTGATCTGAGTTGAAATTCTAAAAATTTCTTCTCAAAGAAAGCAGGAACAACAGTTACACCTTCATCTTGCTTGTACACTTCTTGTGAAACAGTGTTAAAGATGTCGCCTTGTTCTGCACCTTTAATATACAAAGGATCGTCCTTTTGTAGTTGTGGAGATAATGCTTGGATAATCCTTATAAAAGGTATCTGCATATCATCCGTTGTGATATTTTCAAGACCAACACCAGCGTCAGCTTCTAACATTTTATCTAACTCTGATGCTACCACACTAGTAGCCTTTCTCTGTGCAATTTGGCTCATTATTGACCTCCCTTAATTTTAGCACGGTTACCCTGGTACACTCCAAATAGATCAAAGTCTATTTCTTTACCACTTTCAATTCTATTCTTTACCCAGGTTTTTAAAGTCATTGGATGTACATGCTGTTTCTTTACAGGTGCAAAACCTTTTTCTTCAAGGTCTGCAACCACAGAACCAGCTTGATTATCTTGACCCATACTGAAGCTAACAACAACTTCGTTCTTAATAAGATCGCCCTCTCCAACATCTCTTAGATATTGAAAAGCCTCTTGTTTCTTAGTTTCGGGTATTCTTGCAGAAACAAACTTATCAATGGAAACTTTGTTGCCGTCTACTGTAAGACTTTCAACACCCATAGTCTCCATCAATGAAGGAATATCTTCCTCATCAACGGATCTTTTTTTCTGTTGAAGATCTTTTAAGTATGCTTCGGTTTCTTTGATTTGTTGATCTAACTCAACAGATCTACGGATTAAAGACGACAGACTTTTAGTGTCGCCTTCTCTGACTTGTTTAAATGCTTGAGGGTCAGCTGCCTCTTGCTCGAATAGTGAATACACATCACTCATCGTTCTCTCCTTCTACGTTAAAGTTTATGCCCTTCGGCGGTTAAAGTTGAAGATATAGTTTACTTGTTTATATCTTCTCGTCAACGAGTTTTTTCTTAATGCCTGCGGCACTAGACTCGTATTCTTTATCAGTCAAATAAGTTATTGTACCACCTACTGATCTGTAGTTCTCCTTGGCTAACTCATTAAGTTTCTTCCAAGTTTCGATACCAACTGCTATTGACTTATATTTATCTGTATCCATTTTGTGCTCCTTCAAAAGATTGGGTAGGGGTAAACCAAGTACGAAAGGAAAAAAGGAGAAACCCCCTACCCGAACTTTGACTTGTTTTTAGTAGTACCATTTTTTTCTCAAAGATGTCAAACATAAAATCTTATTTTTTCTCATAAATTTTATATTCTCTTTTTAGTTTTTGCATCTTCAAAACTTCTGCCATCATGTCTTGACTATATTCTAGTACAGATGCCCACTCATTTTTGTCTGATGGGTTTTTAAAATCATTCATGGTTAGGCTCAAAGATCTAACATTCATAAAAGATTCCACTGGAAAAAATAAAACTTGTTCTATATCCAGTGCTACAAGTGCTATGATATCGCAATCATTTCGAGTGTAACATCTTTTGTCTGATCCTTTGGATATTGTAAAAGAGTATCTAGCTAAGTCATCTCTTTGTAGAACTGTCTTTACTTCCACTCTTTGTGCTACCTTTAATCCCGAACCACCAACCACGGCTACATCAACACCATCTTGTTTTACCAAAGATGCCGCGTAACCAAGCATGGATAGTTTAAAAACTGTTAGACTCTCGCCTGCATTACCTACAATTTTTTCGCCTCTTAATTTAGTCATATTTTACACTCCTTCTTCTACTAGTTACTCTGTATCCTTTTTCTTTATATTTCATTGCATCTTTTTCGACATAAGTTGTTTTTATTCTTTTCTTATCTTTGTCGTAGATGTAGAACTTCTTTCTTATACCTTCAACCATTCAAGCACCCTTTCCCCTAATGTTATGTTGGCTAATTTGTTTTTGTTCACCAATGTCTTAACTATGTGGACATCAACTGTGTTTGGACTTACCAAGTCTACATACAACACAGGATTGTGTTGCCCGACTCTGTGTGCCCTATCCTCTGATTGTACCCTCGACTCCAGGTTGAAATCGTTAGAATAGTAAACTACATTCTTCGCGGCATGGAGTGTCAAACCCATACCACCCGTTTGTGGATTACTCACAAAGAACCTCGTGGGATCTGCCGAATCTTGAAACCTCGCAATCGCTTCGTCTCTTTCTGCCATTGTCGTGTCTCCAAAATATGTAACTGTAGAATCATTTCCATAGATACCTTTTAACGTCTCGGCTATCTTCATTATGTCATGGCGAAACCTAGACCATATGATAACTTTACCTTCCATCTCTTCCACTACTTCAAGAAGCACGGACAACCTATTGTTTTCTATAGGTATTGTCTCTCCGTCATCTGTTACAAGATACCCACATAACAACTGTTGTAGTCTTAAAAGTCTTGTCATAACTTCGGGTGCAGTTACCATCTCCCCACTCTCAAGCAGCGCCACCGAACTGTTCTTGATACTTTGATAGTGTCTTTCTTGTTCCATCGTCAGATCAACTTGCCGTGTCGTGTATATCTTTGGTGGCAGATCAAGTGCCTCATCTTTTGTTACTCGATATGAATAAGGTGCTATCTTATCTTTCAACTCATCTAAATTCTTGTAACCAACAACTCTGTTAAAAGAATGTGAACCTACGTTCATGGACCTGATAACTGCATACCTTCCTTGGAAAGACCAATAGGAATCAAACCCCAAAATTTTTTTATCCAAAAATAAGAACTGTGAATATAAATCCAATGGCGACTTTGTTATTGGAGAACCCGTCAATATACGTTTGTACTTTGCTCCCTCGGCAAATTTTATTAATGCCTTGGTTCTCTTCGCCTTGATGTTCTTGATCGTGGTGGACTCATCAACTGCAACTAGAAACTTGCTCCTATGTGTGAATGTGTCCAAGAACTTGAAAATTTTTTTAGTCGCAAAAGCCTCAACATTGATTAGTAGTATTCGTAACTTCTCTCTCGCTTCATGACCCACGGAGCTTTTCAACTCTGTGGTTTCTCTCTTATTGAGGTTGGATTTCCATATATATACCTTTGATGATATGTCATCATGCAGATGACCAGGTATCTCATTGTTCTTCCAATTCGTATAGACTCCCTTGGGTGCTACAATGATAGCCGTATCTATCTTGGTGTTCCAATATAACCAAGCTATATTATCAATGAGAACTTTTGATTTACCACACCCCATCTCCATGAAGTATGCAAAGTTTTCTTTATCATAACTTCTACGGAGTGCTTCTAACTGATGCTCATAGGGTGTAGTTTTAAAAATGAAGTTCATTTACCTGCCTTCATTAAGTTTTTTTTAAAGATAGATAATACATCTTTATTTTGGTCAGATAATCCAGCGTTCTTCTCATTCCTTTTATCTATTCTTCTTTGGATCTCATGGCAGGCCCACACTAAACCACAGTTCACGGAACAAAAAAATCCAAACTTCATGATATACTTGCCCGTAAATAACTCGTAGTTATATCTGATTTTACCTTCACTATCCGTAATAGGTATCTCTCTTTTAACTTTCAAGTTACCCGTATATTTTTCTCCAGGTCTCTCTCCAGACATTTTGATTATCTCTGGTTTGCTAACCTTTTGACAATTATAACACCTAACTTGCTTACTCAGTAATCTAGGACTTGCTATATCACTTCGTCTCATTGAGATCTCCTTTCAGTTAAACTGTCTCTAACCATTATTGCTACAGTTGCCGCGATAGTTCTATTATCTTCCTTGGCTATTCTT